CGAAAAACGGTTGCAGTTCCGATGCCGCCAACTCATTCGATACTGCTGTGGTCAGATTGCGTGACATTACAAACTCTCCACTGCGCCAAATGTTATGCCGTAAAATGATGATGTGTTGATGTCCCAGTTCGTTGCGTTATCATTCAACCTGAATACGCCCTTGGCATTTGCCACGACCACGGTTGCTCCGTCTGCCGGTGACGACCGTAGATTAGGCCAGATGTCCAGCGTGACCTCGCCGCTTCCATTAGTGTCCGCATCATTCAACACTTTATAAAGCTGTGATGTTGAGCCAGAGCCTAGCTGAATATAATCACCAGCCTTCAAATAGCCGGTCGCGCTTGCTGGCAGTCCATCAATAGCTAATGTGCCGCCTGTTTGACTTGCACCATTGACGACCGGCGTTCCGGCTGTCGTAGATGCCGAGCCTCTAGCTGTGCCACCATTAGGGTCGCCAAGTAAAAACGTGCCTTTTTGACCATACAGTTTCATCAGGAATGATACCCATTCCTCTGCATCATCACGCTTCATAGCTGGCAAGCTAATATCTGCTTCCCACCTCTGACCAGAGAACTGATAAGTTTGTTGCTTGAAGTTGAATGGCGATGTTGAAACACCGACAACATTTCTTGCTATCAACCGAACTGTGGCGATTGTTTTATTGGTAGGGGTGGAAAGCGGGTAAGTGATTGCCATAATTAGCCCCCAAATGCTTTTGCGTATGAACCGCCACGCATACGGGCATCAGCCACGGCAGACTTCGTGGCTTGTGCAATCTGTGGCATCAGACCAGCGATTTCAGTTCTGACTGTTTGCTGAACACCTGTTGATACATTGATTGTTTGATTAACAACAACACCACTACCATCAGAAAGTTTATCGTTAGGAACAATGCTCCCCGAAGATGCCGGTATGAATAACTCTCTCCCCCGCTCCCCGACGATTGTAGGTTGCCCTTTTTGAACTGAGCCGCCAATAGCGGCAGTCTTAAATACACTTTCAAATCCTGTCTGAAGTCCGGTGGATATACCACCCACTAATCTCTGAACAACGAGAACCTGCAATAACTGGTCAACAATACTCATTGCCATATTACGGAAAGCGTCTTTTACACTTTCAGTTCCTTTTACAATACCGGCGAAGCTATTGCCCATTGAACTAGCAATTCCATTGGCTAAAGCCTCTGTTTGCTCCGCGCTTAATCCTATTGCATTGACAGCTTCACTTGCAATTAAAGCGTTTGTATTTCCAACTTCTAGCATTACGTCTTTCAGGCGCAACAGGTTTTCAGCCGCCTCCCTCTCCGCAACACTCATATCCTTAAATGATTTGGTTGTAATGATGTCAAAGATAGATTGAACTTCCTTTGCGGCCTCTGTCGCCTGTGCAAACGGGTCAAGTTCATTCAACCGGCTAAATGCCATTCCTAGTTGTTCGGCCTGTTGGCGCGATATATCAAACTCATTGGCGACTTCTCCAATGGCTTTTCTCAACGAGCGTTGTGCTTGCACCCGTTCATTTGACCTAGCGTTTTCTTTTCGTGCCGCAAGGTCTTGACTGCGAGTTAAGTCATCAACAACTTCCAGTTCATCTTTTAATGCTGTAATGGTTTTCGCAAGCTGGTTCTGCAACTCAAATTGTGCAAGTTGTTTTTGTGCATCAAACAGTTTTGTGACTTCATCGGTGACTTCACCATATTTATCTTTTAGCTTGTCAAACCGTTCTTCATTTGTAATGGCAAAATCAGACAAGTCTTTGATGCTACCTTCAAGTTCATCAAGTTCTTCTGTCAGTGTTCCGGCTGTATCGCGCATCTTTAGAAGCACTGTTCCGACCGCCGCACCAACGGCGACAACAGCACCGAGAACCGCACCAACAGCACCGAATACACCTAACAACTGTGAACCCTGTTGACCGAAAGCGGTTAGGAAGTGAGTGCCATTCTGCAACTGAACTGCAAAGTCACCAAGCTGGAAACCGGCTTGCTGAATACCAGCTTGTGCAAACCTTCTTGCTTTGTCGGTTGATTTGTCCGCCGCCGCACCAAAGACTGTATAGCCACGGGCTGAACCCTTAACTGCGTTATCGGTGCTTTTAATTTGCTGTTGGACTTTCTGTAGCTGTGATAAAGCATTACCGCCAACATTCACATTTATCTGTAAATTATTTGCGGCCATTTTGGTTTTCCTCTAGCAAATTAAAGTATGCGACCCATTCATTATACTCATCAACCGATATTTCTTCAATCTCTGCAATCGTTTTGCCTAACTTTAATGCAAGCGTGACAAGACTGAACCTGAAAGGGTCGCTACTTAGTTTTTTTCCTGTTCCTCTACACTAATGGCATTGAAGATAGTTCCAAAAACCAATGTAAGGACAGTGATAGGCTCACGCATCAAAGTCGGCTTATCCTCTAAGGAGAACATCTTTTCACCGTCCTCTGTCTGCGACTTAATAATAATCATCTCAACCATACCGGCGATACTCGGATTGGCTGTGAAGTCCTTATACTTACGACTAACTTTGTCGATGTCGCTTCCGGTAACTTTGGTGTAGTAAATCCTTAAAGGATTATCCTCAGTTCCCCATTCTTCAACATCGACAAAACTGCGCCCTCTAGCCTGCCGGTTGGCGGCTATTTGTTCAGCGAATTTAGACATAGTGCCACCCTTAGTCTAATTAAACGGTTGTTTCAGTGATGCCGCCAGTTCCGGTGGCACTAAATGAAACCTCAACCATTCCATCAAAAGTTGATGTAACGCTCTTGCCGGTGACAATTACAGTGCCGGTGAAATATGTATCGCCAGCGTCAGCACCTTCCGGATACAGTTCTAGTGTAACTGAAGAACCAACATCCAACGCACCTTGCGCCGCATCTGTTTCGTCAAAGAAACATTCGACCGATGCAGTGTATGAACCAAGACCAGCGACGTAGCTTCTAAAGCTATCGCCCATGCTTGTGTCCTCAATCACATCCCCTTGAATATCCAAAGTAAAGGAACGGACTTCGGCAAGCGTATTGCCACCGACCTTCACCAAACCTTCTGAACCCGCGTGAGTTGCCATAACTAAACCTCATTAATATCTGTTGCAACAGTGTCAGACTTTTTGGGCTTCTGACCTTTACCCTTTTTCGGCTCGTCAGCCGACCATCCGTGAGCCTCTAACTTCTTCGCAGTATCAGCCCAGCAAATAACTTTATGACCATCTTTATATAATGTAACTCGTTTCATAATTACACCGCCGTTTCCACATCGTTTTCGAGAGTAACATAAATGACTTCGATTGCAAAGCGTCCAACGCCAACAGGATTCTCACCATCGCCGGAAAAGTCTGCATCGAATGAAGTAACTCGTGTCTCTTTTGCGTTACCGCCACGGGTGAGGTCAGTGTAAAGTGCTTCCTCGACTTCCGTGGCAATCGCATCAAGTGTGTTATCGACATTGGTGTTACCGGAAACGTAAGCCTCAACGGTAACATCCAGAGTGCGAACTTGAGTGCGAGGTGTTTTGATAGTGCTATATTCGGATGTCTCTGACTTCGTATAGATTGCCAACGCGGGAAGTTTAGCCTCGGCAAGAGGATAAAACCGTGTCTGAAACACATTCGTTCCGGTAGTCGTAAGTCCGGTCAACGTAGTTTTGATGTTATCTCTTATAGATTTTCTTACATGCGCCACTAGCTTTCCTCCAGAACCAAGACAGTGACACCAGTGCCATCGCTTTGAACCACTCGAACAGTGTAAGCAATAGAATTAATGCTGATGCTATCTCCTTCGGCGGCTGATGATACATCTGCCGTGCGGCAAGCAAAACGCGGTTGCTCCATTGCAACAGCAACTTCACCACCCGCTTCAACTTCAAAGAACTCATTGTCAAATATCCCATTCACTGTGACTGGAGAACCGCCACTTGGCGTATAAGTTGCCGCAACACCGAAGTCATCCGCGCCAAAAAATATAGCAAGTTCGGTGGCGGTTTCAACAGCCATCACTCATCCTCTGGAGTTTCTAGTTTCTTGACAGCGCGATTTGTTTTCTTGGGCGCGGCCTTTTTCACTTTAGCTTTTGCCATACCGCGATTGATAAGTTTCTCAGCGATACGGTCTTCAATATCAATAACTTCACCGGTCATCAAGTTGCCACCAGTTCCGATAAAGCATTTCTGTAGTATTTCGATTTTCATAATAATTCCTAAAAGGTCGCGGTGGGGAATAATCCCCACCGCTTCCAATTACCTAGAGTTAGGCGATGCTTACTTCGTCAGTCTTGGCGAAGGAAACAGCATTGCGGACACCAACATCCAACTCAGCGTGGAGAACCATGCGAACAGTTCCAGCTTTAGAGTTTGAATACGGGTCAACAAGCAGGCTAGGTGCGCCGAAGCTGGCAATGATAAGCTGGCTAAAGTCGCCATATACCAATGCGGAAGCGTCGTTGCCACCGTCACCTGGGTCGAGCGTTGTCGGCACGTTGCTAGTGAAGGCAATCGGCTGACCGTAAAGTTCGTTCCAAGGTGCGTCCAAGATTTGAACACTGTCTGTGGAGGATACTTTGGCGGTTGAAGCCAGTTTTGCTTTCACGGCAGGGTGTGACAGGAAGCCTGCGGCTTCTTGGTTCACGATGCCATTGTCTTCTTCGACCAGCTTGACCAGTGCGATGATGTCTGCCCAAGTCAGTGAATCAACGTCTGTGCCGGATGAAATATCCAGATTGTTGATGCCTGCTGTATTCAGGATGCCGGTCGGTTGACCGCCTGAACCTGAACCGTTAATGGCATAGAACTCTGTCCGGTCTGCGGCAGAGGCCAGAAGGTCATTGCGGATGATTTGCTCAATCGCAGGGACACTCTCTAAAATTAGGAGTCTCGACATATCCACGAAGCTGCCCATTGTGCGCGGCTGGAGGGTAACTCCACCATCTGTGCCAGCACCATCGGTTACATCGGCAAGTTCTTCAACAAAAGCGGCATTTGCGCCTGTTGCCAGTTTCGGCATCTTAATACGGCTGGTCAGACCAGACATATAAGTTGTGCCAAGACCGCCAAGCACTTGACGTGCGCGGAGTGCTTCGATGAACATATCGCCACGATGCTCGGTAGGAACGAAGTCATCGAAAACAACTTCTGAACCTGAACCACCGGTTGCGGCGGTGGAAAGCGGCCCACGTTGCGACCAAGCAAAATCAGGAACATATACGCCTTCAGCTTCACGACCAACACGCTTGGTGATTTCGTCGTTAATTTCACGCTCGAAGCCAGCTTTACGCCAGTCACCAGTGATTTGGGCTTGAACCATCCGACCGAGTGAGTATTCACGCTTCTCTTTAATAGGAGCGTCGATTACTGCGGCAGGAGTGTCAAGCGGCTTTTCATCACCGATTGCGTCCAGAAGTTGACCACGGAACTGGTCAACGGACAGACCGTTGCGAATGGCCTCATCACCGAGGTCACGCTTGTTGTGTTTGGAAGCGATTGCGATGATTTCGCTATCGTTCTTCCGTGCGGCTTTGACAGCTTCAGCCTTCGCCGCGTCAAGGTCGATACCTTGAGTTTCGATTTTATCAGACATTTCAATCTCCTTAATATCTGAGGGTTGCAAAGGTTCGGAAACTGACCGCCCAACGCCGACCAAACTTGACTGGTCGCTCGGAATTGAAACAATCGAAATTTCCATTGGCGTAGTTTTAACACGAACAGTATTATCCGTATCGCCTTCACGCTCAACGCGACCATCAATACGATAGCCGACTGATATGTTCGCTCTGATACCATCACGAACATCGTCAAAGACTTCAGAGGCCATTGCACTTTTTCCAAAGCGCACAATAGCACGAAGACGACGTGCTTCCTCATCCATCTCAACTCCTTCAACTACGCCAATCTGCTTCGTCATATCGTGGTCAAGCAGTAAAGGGGCGCGGCCTGAATTAAGAAACTCTAGGTTCATGCTGTCGCGTGAATGGTCAATAACTTCCATTCCAAAATCGCGTTCAACAGGTTCTTCGCTGGATACGCCAACACGAACCATTCTAGTATCTTCATCAATAAAACGGTCATCATCAAAGTAATGACCACGCTTGACCATATCAGTCCGGTCAAGTCGTTCCATATCCAATTCTTCGTCCTCATCGTGATAGGGACGTTCCTCGGCCTCTGGCATTGATTTGCCAAAGGTAATAATGTAGGCATCGTCAGTTTCCTCGACGTTCTGAATATGCCTCTTTTCAACAATCTCTGTCATTTCTCTTTCCTTCGACGATAAGGGATGTCCCGATGGTAGCAAATCTGTATCGTGTTTGCCACCCTGAAATCTGCCGTTGCGTAATGCAAATAAATATGAATTTACTCTGGCGTATGCCCAAGCCTCAGGCGATTTCACCGATGGCCTGACGCTCTGCGGATTCGTTTTGTATGCACCTATTCCGCGCTCAAAGACTGCCGCAAGCGTTCTGACATTGGTTCTTTTGCTCGGCGTATCTCCATATTCCTCATTGTGGTCATCTGCCTTCTTCCGCAAACCCTTTTGAACGGCCTCGGATAAATCGGAGAAACCTCTCTCATCATCCTTTTTGCCCTCTAGCTTTTTGACAAGTTCCAGAACAACATCTTTCATTCCACGTTCACCAAGTGTGCCAATAACGCCCCACTTCATTTGTGCGACAACACCGGCTATGTTTGACTTATTAGGCTCGTCACCATCCTTGAACTGCGCTCCATCCTCAAAGTGTCTAGCCGCCCAAGCCTCACGCTCTTTTATCCAGTCTAATGTGCCTTGAGTTTCTTCACCATCTCTGGCCTTAGTCCAAAACTCAAATGCCTCATTACCGCGAATGTTGCCACCAGTCTTCCAGACCTCGTTGTTGTTCTCTTTAACGGAAACAGCAAAGTCATAATCAAATTGCGGATAATTGCTATTCCGCAAACTGATTTTCTTGTCTTCGCCTTTGGTCGGGAAATCAGTCGCCATCTTCAGCCCCATCAACATCTGCCTCTGTCGGCAGTTTATTACCAAACGGTTCAAACGCCAGCTTTAAGCCATAGCGTTCTGCCATCTCTTTGTCCGATTGTATCTGTGAGAATACATCCTCAACATCGCGCCCATAATTGGCGGCAATATCTGACAGGCTCACCATACCATTTGAGACTGCCGCAATGTTGGCGTTAATCTCACGTTGCGGGTCAACCCACGCAAATCCACGACCACGGAATACAACGCTCTCTGCAAACTTGTCATACTTATCAATCGGCAGAGGAATATCTCCGGCAGTCATTGTGTTCTCTAGCCACGCACGGAATACCGGTTCGCAGAAATGTTGAATTAAGAATGACTGCAATACTTTGTAATGGTCACGCTCCTCGATTGTGCCTTGGCGTATTGATGAATAACTAACACCGGTCAAGTCATTTGATAGACTTGTGTAACTGACATTCAAGCCAGACGCGATGCCGCGCAAAATGGCTTTCTGGAACTCATCGAATGTTGTTGTCGGGTGATTCGGGTCAATCAGTTTCAAATCCTGACCTTCCGGCAACTGGAATATGCTTGCCGGTTCAAAGTCAACAACTGGCATATCACCCTCAGTCTCATCATCACCAACAAAATCTTCACCGGTCGGTGATGTCAGAACCGCAAACTTAGATGCGGCGGCTCTAGCGGCGATAAGACTTGCCTCGGCAAAACCGTCCAACATTTTAAGGCCGGTTATGGCTGGCGACATAAATGGCTCACCACGAGTTTGATGCGTCCGTGTCGGCATAAACAAGTGTATCATTTCATCTGCCGGAACACGGATATGCTCACGCGATTTAGGTGTTGTGAAAAAGCTGTCATTCGGATGACTGGTCAAAACATAATATGCAACCGGCCTATGGAAGCTATCCAACTCAACGCCCATACGGATTTCATTGCCATTATCTTCATTGCGTCCGTTCTTCTGGTCGTCAATTAAGTCGGCCTCGATGAACTGCAATGTAAAGTTATTTCTGAAGCGGCGATTTCTAATCTTCTTGATAAAGACTTCGCCATCTCGTGCCAATGTTTCAACAGCAATGCGCTGACAATCAAGCCAGCTTAATCTTCCGGTTACATCTGCATTTCCAAGTTTGCCCCAAGCGATAAATGCGTTTTCAACTATCTGGTTGCCAGCCGCGTCCAATCCTCTATCTGGATTTCTGGCTCGGACTTGTGTGTTGAAACCCTTTTCACCGACAACATTGGTTTTGATTAGGTTTAGGAATCTCTTGGCATATTCATTATTACGAGCAAGGTCACGGCTTCTATTACGCAAAACCGGAAGGGCATTTTTTAGTTCACTGTCCGAGGAAAAACTACTCGCCACAAAGTCGCCATAAAGACGACCACTGTTTGCACCCGCATAATTGCGATACAGATTTTTATACTTTACCTGTTTCGGCTTTTCGGAGCGATTGAGAAAATCTAAAATGCCCATGATTAAAACCTTCCAAGAATTGTCGATTTAGTTTTTCGACCATGAGTTATTCGCTCTTTCTTCTTAATCTCATTAACTTCACGCCGATAATAGTTGCGCCATTCCAGCAACTCATCAATGCCAAGTTTAGTCAGTGACCGGCCTTGGATTGAATAGCTTGATACATCGCTGTCGGCCTTGCCCTCTAATATGCTTTCAATTTTGCCAAGCATAATTTCAGCGTGGTGGCGAGGGTCAACATTATTGTCATAGTCTGTTGAAACCTTAATCTGTCCACGGTCAACAACGATACGCTCGTTGTCGCTATTTCTTTCAATCTCTAGCTGATAGTGATAG